ATGGTCGTGAGATGTGTGGTATGTACAGGATGATATATATATTATTGTGATGGTGGGGTGGTTATTGATATGATATATGTACATGATAAGGCTCGCCAAGCTGTCTGATATTCGGTATTGTGCGGCGGTGCGGACGTTCCCCTAGTACACTACTGTTGGTGCCATTCCGTATCTAATCTCCATGGTCTTGTCCACGAAACGAGAATAGATGGTTGCTCCGTACTCGGGGGCACGCATGAGCTGGTTTACGCAATAGAGGTATGCTTCCATACCCTCCATCATGTCCTCTGGGGCATAATAATGCGCCAGGATGCCCATGTCGATGTAGGTGAGGTCCGACTCATCGAACCTATCCCCGAATCTGAATACTTTAAGTAGCTTTTCCAACGTGTTGTGTCTCCCGAATTTTTCACGCAACGATCTCATGAAGAGTGAGTCTGGCTCATTCACGTGTCCCGCAACAACCTCTCTAGAGGCCTGCAAGATCCGATCGCAAACTAGGGTTTTACTCTTGCCGGGGGCGTCCCCGACTATGCACCCAAATTTTCGCGCGATGGAGGCCAGATCCAGGGCACACTCTATGTTCCCTTCTGACCCCCGATAGAAGATCTTCGATAAGAACGAAACCCTCTCAAGGCTTCCCTCTACCGTGGTGACTTCACAACCAACATTTGTTGCACACTGCGTGAAGGTTCCTCCATAAAACGCATGTGCCAGCCCGACCCCTTCGGATTTTCTTGAATTGCCGTACGTAGTTAAGACGCTGCCTGATGGCAGCCGCATCCCATGCCGGGCTCTGAAAAAGCCGTACTCCGACTTCTTAGTCGGGTTGACGAATTTCACGGGATATGCTAACTGGGCGTAGGCATCACTGACATCTTCCCCTCGGAAGCGGTCCATGAGGTATGACTGTCGGAACGTGGCGTCCACATGGGACGAGTCGTTGTTGGCAAGATCGCCTTCGCACCATACCGTCTCTCCAGCGGCATTGGTGTAACGTGACAGCATGTCGTCTCCGTGATTACAGAAACAATACAGGTTCGGGTTGAGATCAGATTGTTCTTCCATGTCCGTCAAAACCTCACTCAAACCATCTAGGCGAGTTTTGGTAATGACAGTTTGTCCATAAAAGTCTCTCTTCATTCCTCCTGCTTCTGGGTACGGGTAGTCAAAATACCGATCGACCCCCTTGAGGGTCACCTTAAATTTCGACTTACTTACGTGTGTCACTCTAATTGGCTCCTCTAGCATGTGCTTATTGTCGTACCAGACAGTCGGGTTGGCCTCAATCCAACCTTGACCGACTATGGACACAACTAAGCGAGCAAACTTGAGCTTACCCTTCTTGACCTTTTGAGGTTCATGCGGCTTCATTTGAACATCCAGGTACGCCTGACTGGTTCGTTCGTAATCCTTCGCCGCCCTTGCGTACTCCATCCGCTCGGGTACCTTGGCACCTAGTTCATCAATGTATTCTACTAGGTGGTTGTAACTGTCGATGTTTCTGCCTCCCTGACCGGGTAGTTCTTCCATCGCCCTTGCAAATGCTATTCCTGCCTCAACGGCGCAGTAATTTCTGTCTCTTTCTGTCAGCCATACTGAAGCCACATCGGCGCCCAGTTCCTCGCATACATACGAATTGAATGCTTGGCCTTCATACTTTGGATCCACCCTGCGAATTGTCGCGGTGAGATCCTTGAGTTCCTTCACTGCGTCGAAATCAAGGCGCACTGTGCTAAGTTGGTGTGCCAGATATCGTAATGTCTGCGCTGCCATTAGCCCCGATCGTTCTCGCAACAGTGGGTCACCGTCACGGCCTTGTATCAATCGGCGTGCTGCCTTCTGGTATTCGAGGGTAGATCCCGTTGTGATGACCGCGGCTTGCGTTGCCCAGTGCGTCCCAACGGTTTGATAACCCATGTTCTCCTTGACCTCTTGGGTGCGGAAGACTAGACCGTTCCTATCTAGTGACACGCCCCTGCGAGCACACTTCTTTGCCTCGCGGTCGTTGAGTGGTTCATACATGTAGTTCTCATAAACCTGCTCCTCGTACACGTCATAGCTCTGGTCAGCCGTCGTGTAGTTAACGCGTGCGCAACACGTGCTCCCTTCCTTGAAGCTTTTGATGCATTCCTTTCTGGATGTGAATGGGTACACACCTTCAGGCATTGCTGCGCGTTTGGTTGGATCAATCGAGGGATCTTTGCCTTCGTGACCCGTTGGGGGGCACCATGCTTTACTATCGTCCAGGAAGCTCTTGCACGCTTCCGTGGTCCCCATCAGATGCTTCTGGTTACGCGTCCTAGATTCAACGAAGTGAATAGCCGTGTCCAGCAAGATGTGTAGTGGTACATGAGTGTTTTCCTCGATAAGTTTCTTGAAGAGGGACTTATTGTTGACGTCCGTCACCGCGTTAACGGTTTTGGAATTCAAGGAGGTTAGGCCAGGTTCGTAGATGATAAATTCGCGTTGACGCTCATTATAATTGGTATAAAGCGTATTCTCCCAGGCGTGGGAGGTACCAAGCGACACCACCGTTTCTGCTGTCCTTACGGCTTCTCTTGCGTTCTCACGGAATCGTTTGAACCAAGTGTATTTGCGTGCCCTGCACGTCTGTTTGCGCCGTAGGAAGGACGACCTCAGGATGACATAATTGCTGCCTTCTCTGGCCGTATACCTGCCCTCTAACTTGCCAACCATTTTAATGGCTTCCCCAGAAGCTACCACCACGTTTTCGGGCAGTTGCTCACCTACCATGGCTCCGTACCACTCACCATCCTCGTGACGTTGGTATATCGACTGATCGTACTCCAAGAAGTCACAATCGGTGGTTACGGTCAACAACCGCGGGAGTGCGGCTAAAGTGTTAACTCCGTATGAGCCGACGGGTTCCGAGTCATTAAGCTCGTACCCAGGAAGTTCGGCCGCGCCCCTAAAGTTGAGGTCCTCAATGACTCTCATCTTCTTACGTTGGGCATCAGCCTCGACGATTGCTTCTTCGATTGCTGCATCTTCGTTCCAAACTGGAGGTAATTGTACGTAGCGCAGGTTGCCGCATTCCGGCCCGAAGCTATGCGGCAAAGCAGAGAAATCCAGTTTCAATCTACCAGGCCCATCGCCGAAGTCCAACAGATCGCCCGAC